CTGTACATCTGCATCTTCCAGTGTACGGGAAAGCATATTTCTTGCCAGACCCATTTCATCAAATTCCGCAAATATTACTGGGAGGAAAGCGAGCCGGGAAGCCAGGCGAGTGCCCAGGAACTGACCAGAAGGCAGCTCAAGGAGGCAAAACGCCTCATTGCCCAGACCCATAAGAAATTAAGGGAGACGGGCACGCTTAAGATCCTGGGATCCGCCTCGAAGGCAAAAGCGGAAGGGCTCATGAACGATGACCAGAGGGCCGCGTTGGCGGATTACGATGACGCGATGAGGTACCTTGCCTTCGTTATCAAACGCAGGGACAGCAAAAACATAACAGCCACTCTTAAAGAGTGCAGGCCAATGCTAGAGATCAACGTGAGCGACCTTGACAGCGATCCGTTCCTCCTCAATACGCCTAACGCTACCTATGACCTAAGGCTCGGCCTTGCCGGTGCCAGGGATCACAAAAGCGAGGACTTCATCACGAAGATCACCAGCGTATCACCTAGCAACAAAGGCAAAAAGCAGTGGACCGACTTTCTTGAAACCGTCTTCAGCGGCGACAAAGACCTGATCGAGTACGTCCAGCTCATCTGCGGGCTGGCGGCGATAGGGAAGGTCTACATCGAGGCTTTGATCATCTCCTATGGAGAAGGCGGCAACGGAAAGTCCACGTTCTGGAACGCGATCGCTAAGGTGTTCGGGCTCTATTACGGGAACATATCCGCCGACACGCTGACCGTGGGGTGCAAAAGGAACGTCAAGCCCGAAATGGCGGAGGTCAAGGGGAAAAGGCTCCTGATCGCCTCCGAAAGCCAAGAAGGTGCAAGGCTTAACGACTCAACGGTCAAACAGCTATGCTCCACGGACGATATATTCGCGGAGAAGAAGTACAAGGATCCGTTCTCTTTCAAGCCATGCCACACGCTTGTCCTTTACACGAATCACCTGCCTAGGGTATCAGCCAGCGATGACGGAATCTGGCGTAGGCTCATAGTCATTCCTTTTAGGAATAAGCTCACCGGGAAGGGCGATATCAAAAACTACGGCGAGATCCTTTATGAGAACTGCGGGGAATACATACTCTCCTGGATCATAGAGGGTGCCCAGAAAGTCATCTCCCTGGATTTCACGATCCCGGTTCCGAAAGTGGTGCAGGACGCCATAGACGAATACAAGGAGCAAAACGACTGGTTCCATCATTTCATCGCCGACAAATGCGAGGTGGATCCAAGCTTCAAGGAAAGCTCCAATGCCCTCTACATGGCTTACCGCCTGTACTGCACCGAAAACAACGAATTCACGCGAAGCACGACTGATTTCTACGAAGCCTTGGAACGAAACAAGTTCAAAAGGCTCACGTCAAAGCGAAAGAAGTACTTTATCGGATTAAGGCTCAAACCCGATGGCGGCGACTTCGATGATGAAACCGAGCCAATACTTACAAAGTAAGTAAAACCAAATAGCGACATGGTCTGTCATAGTCAAATCCAAAAATCCTCTATAAGGCAGAAAAAACAGCAATATAGAAAAGTTTAGGAAATGAGTATGAACGACCGTGTCATCCAAGCCAAATTAGGAGGAAAAAATCATGTTATTTCTTGGAAGACCTTATACAGACGAAAACGGGGAAATCGATCAAGCCCTCATGGAGGAGATCAATGACCCGGCGACAATCGGTCGCGTCCGCGATTGGTGCCTCAAGCACAAGCACCACATTAAAACCATCAACTGGAAGACCTCGTCCCTCGACATCATGAAGATGATCAACGAGCAACTCGGCACCAGCCTCACCCACAACCAGGTCAAGGACGCTTTGGTGGACATTGATGTCTACCCGGTGGATCCCGATTCCTATGAGTGGCATTACTGTCTCAGCGATAGATGGCTCAAGAAAAGCTTCTAGAGCAAAAGCTCATTAAAGCGGTGAGGAAAGCGGGAGGGCTGGCACTCAAATTCGTCAGCCCAGGCTATGCCGGTATGCCGGACCGATTGGTGCTTATTGCCTATGGCAAGATAGCGTTCGTTGAGGTCAAATCGCCCGGCAAGAAGCCCAGGAAGATCCAGGCTGCAAGGCATAAGCAGCTGCGTGATCTTGGCTTCAATGTTTACGTCCTGGATCAAGAGGACCAGATAGGAGGGATCATCGATGCAATATCAGCCACATGACTATCAAGCGTATGCCACGCGTTTCATTGAGGATAACCGCATATCCGCGATTCTCCTGGACATGGGACTCGGGAAGACGGTCATCACGCTTACTGCATTGAACGACCTCCTGTTCGACACCTTCGAGATCCATAAGGCTTTGATCATAGCCCCGTTGAGAGTGGCGAGGGATACGTGGCCTAACGAGATCAAGAAATGGTCGCACCTGTCCGAATTGATCCCGTCTGTGGTGGTGGGGACCGAGAAAGAAAGGATCGCGGCTTTGAAGAGAAAGGCCGACATCTACATCATCAACAGGGAGAACGTCCCGTGGCTGATCGAGAAAAGCGGCACGCGATTCGACTACGATTTCATCGTCATTGACGAATTGTCCAGCTTCAAAAACCACAGGGCGAAGAGATTCCAGTCGCTTCTGAAAGCCAGGCCACTCGCATCCAGGATTGTCGGCTTGACCGGCACACCGGCGGGAAACGGCCTCATGGACCTTTGGGCCGAATTCAGGATCCTTGACTACGGAAAAAGGCTCGGCAGGTTCATCACCCATTACAGGAATACCTATTTCTATCCGGACAAAAGGAATGGGATGGTGATCTTCTCGTATAAGCCGCTGGCCGGTGCTGAGGAGGCAATCTTCGACCAGATCAGCGACATAACGATATCGATGAAGGCGGCCGATCATCTCGACATGCCGGATCTCATATCGACCGAGCATAAGGTCTACCTTTCAAAGAAAGAATTCGACAAATACGAGTCATTCAGGAAATCCCTCGTCCTTGAACTAGAGGGGAAGGAGATCACCGCCCAGAACGCGGCTGTCCTGACGAACAAGCTATCGCAGGTCGCCAATGGTGCCATTTACGGCGAAGACGGGGAATCAGAAGTCATCCACTCCAAAAAGCTAGAGGCATTGGAGGACATCGTTGAATCAGCGAACGGGAAGCCGATCCTGGTGGCGTACTGGTTCAAGCACGATCTCGAAAGGATCAAGGAAAAACTCGATGAGATGAGCGTGATATACGATCAGATCGATTCCGAGGAAAGCATAAAGAAGTGGAACCGCAGGGAATTGCAGGTAGGGCTTATCCATCCGGCCAGTGCCGGGCATGGCCTCAATCTTCAAGAAGGTGGATCGACAATAGTGTGGTTCGGGCTCACCTGGAGCCTTGAGTTATACAAACAGACCAACGCCAGGTTATGGCGACAGGGTCAGGAATCCGACACGGTGGTGGTGATCCATATCATTGCCGACCAGACGGTGGATGAGATGATCCTTAAAGTCCTTAACGGCAAAGAAACGGTACAGAACGCCTTATTCGAGGCGGTAAAAGCGGACATAGGAGGGAAAGATCATGGAAGCTAAGGAATATCTTCAACAGTATTACTTCGCCAAGCTTAAGCTTGATTCTTTAAAGACCGAGCTTTTCTATCTCGAAACCCTAGCCGATGGCACCCAGGGCTGCAGCTTCGATAAGCCGCGGGTGGACAAAACTCCAACCTTGGAAGCACCGTTCATCAAATACCTGGACAGGATCGACAAGAAAAGAAAGCAGATCGATGGCCAGATCACAAAGCTTCTCGAGTTGGAGGAGGAGATAACCGAAGCGATCGCCACGGTCGATGATCCGATGATCGAGGTGGTTCTCAGGGAGCGATATATCAACTGCCTCTCCTGGGGCGATATAGGGAAGAAGCTCCATTACGCCGAAGCACACCTCTACAGACTGCATCGAGAAGGCCTTAAAAAGATCCAAATTAAAGATGATAGCAAATGAGAGTTAAACATAGTTTAAGAGATTTGTAAAAAGGCGGTTCTTCTGATAGTGTTAAAATAGGCGAAAGCCATATAGATACGAGTCCGCGGGAGCACCGTGGGCTTTTTCATTTCAATGCTGGAGGATCTTATGCCAAAACCAAGAGATACCTTCGAGAATTGGATAAAAAACAATCAATGGCCAAAGATCAGGAGTTTCTTGGTGGATTCGGTTAGATGCCGCATATCCCAGAAAGAAATATGTGCACGCCTCGGAGTTACTCAATCTGTATTCTCGAAGCTGAAATCAAAACACCCTGAGATAAACGAAGCCATCGCGGAAGCGAAACTTAATTTAAAACTCGACCTGGTCAACAAAGTCTACCAATTAGCCATGGGCTACGAAGACGTGGTGGAAGACCAGATCATCGAAGATAACGGCCAAGGTGCCACCAAAAAGAGAAAGATCCACAGGATCAAAAGGCAGGTGCCGCCGGATTTGAAGGCGATCCAATATCTTTTGATGCTGCAAGGCGGACGCGAGTTCAGCCCACGCAAAGAGGAACTCGACCTTCAAGAAAAGAAAATAGACAGCAAGGAGGAATGGAACGATGAACCCGGACATGAAGATAGTGAATAAGCCTATCGCCGAACTTAAGGAATATGAGAACAACCCCAGAAAGAACGAGGCTGCCGTTGACGCGGTCGCCAACTCGATTAGGGAGTTCGGCTTCAAGGTCCCGATCATTATTGATAAGGAGAACGTGATTGTCTGCGGACACACTCGTTTGCATGCGGCACGAAAACTGGGCTACGACTCCGTTCCTTGCATCATCGCCAGCGACTTGACCGATGAGCAGATCAAAGCCTTTAGGCTTGCCGACAACAAAACCGCCGAATTGGCCGACTGGGATCTAGACAAACTCACCCAGGAACTCCAATTCATCGACAACATCGACATGGAGCAGTTCGGCTTTGATGATCTGAAGATCCTAGAGGACGATATCAAAGATGACGACTTCGATGAGGATGAACTCATCTCTGAGAATCCATATTCGAAACGCGGCGATATATTCGTCCTAAAGAACCACCGACTCATGTGCGGGGATAGCACCAAGCAGGAAGAAGTGGATCTTTTGATGAATAAGGAAAAGGCAAGAATGGTCTTCACCGACCCGCCTTGGAATGTTAATTACGGTGCTGT